CCCAGTGACCCTCTGATTAACAGACGGGGCAGGTTGTAAGTTTAAATTTGTAATATTCTTATTTTCAATAACTTTTAAAACGTCAAAAGTATGATTTTAGCTATTTTGTCTATATTTTACCTTGTCGGTAAGTTCATATATAATTCATTGTGTGAAAATACATTACACGCTTATTAATCGTAATTTTCTATTGTGTGCAATAGTCGTTCCTTGTAGGTGTATATGTCATCTAATGAGTCTATGAGTACTCTTTCTGGATTATCCTTTCCTTTATCGAAAAACTCAATATATTTTTTAATTCCGTTGAAGTGCAGACGACAAATAGGCTTTCGGTTGTTATCGTCCAACAATACTCCAAAATATGTAATAGCGTCACGATAGGCAATGCGTGAAGCTGGTAGTTTCTCTCTAAGAATTGCCTTAACAATTTGGAAGCCTTCAATTTCTTCTTCTGTGGTTACTATTCTGTTATCTTCTTCTACTTCATTAGCCGATGTATCACCTGTTTCGTCTTTGTGTTGTTCCTTATTTTCATTAATATTTAAGGCACTCTTCAACCGTGCGTTAATAGTATCATTAAAATAGGAAGTAATAGCCCTTTTTAGATAGCTATTAAAGTTTTCTAATCGGTTAGCTGTGATTTGTTTATCAAAGAACCTACGGGCTAACAATTTTATAAAATCATCGGAAGGCTCTTGTATTTCTTTTTCAAACTCATTTCTAAACGCTCGTACATATTTAAGAGCTTCGGCACTTTCAAGGATATTATCAATACTAAAAGTGGCTTTGGTAAATTTTACCAACTCTTTAATGGTACTATCTTTAAGGTTTGCCAAATTGACAGTTAGGAAAGGGTTGTTATCCATTACATTTGGCTTTTCAAGGTCTGTAAAAAAGTTGTATATAATTCCATTGGTTATGATAGCAAAACGAGTATCAGTTACGTGGTAATAACGGTGAAGTTGTGAGTTATAAGCGTCCACGTCCTCTTTCCAATGTTTGCATTCCACAATAAGTATTACTTGTTCATCTTTTTTAATCACATAATCTACTTTTTCGCCTTTTTTAATGCCAATGTCAGCTACATATTCAGGGACAACCTCAGTAGGGTTAAACACGTCATACCCTAATATTTGTAAAAAGGGCATAATAAAAGCATTTTTAGTAGCCTCCTCTGTATTAATTTGGTTTTTGAGGCTTTCAACTCGATTATAGAGCTGTTCGAGTTTTGTTTTTAGTTCTACTTCTATTTCCATTGGTTTTAATATTTATTGGTTAAAATCTATCTAAAAAGCCATTCTTTCATAGAATGCGTGCGCTATTACCTGATAAAATCCTATTACATAATTCATTCGTATAGTTTCCATTTCAAACGAAGGATTATTAAATTCAGGTAATGGGTCTGGTATAAGGTCTATATACCCTTCTTTCTTACTTCTTTTTACAATTTTTACAGTTCGTAACCCATTTTTGGTTACTATGGCGTATATTTCATTAGTAGGGAAATACTCCCACCACTCTTTAATTTCTTTAAGACCTATTACAGAACCACTTTTTATGCGTTTTGACATTGAGTTTCCTGTGAGCACACAAGCGAAGTCTGCCCCCGCAAAACTTGGAGAACTGATAACAAATGAAGGTTTCACTTGTGAAAACATTTCAGGGGAATTAAAACCTCCTGCAAAATCTACCTCATAGAAAGGTACTTTTACATTGGAAACCATATCATCAGTTATAAGCACAGGTAAAGAGTCGTCTTGTTCCTCACTCTCGTTATATTCGTTTTCTATTCTCTGAAAAAGGTTCTCAAAGGCTTCCAATATATCATCAGGCATATTCTCATCGCCATTGTCGTAGGCTTTGAGTTTTTTCATAGGTAAGTTGGTGAGTTCTTGAATGCGCTGCAAGGATAAATCATACTTATTGCGCTCAGTTCTTAGGTATGTTTCATCTTCTTCGTCTAATTCTTCTTGTTCAATCTTTCCTGTTAATATAGCTCCTTTATCAAATCCGTACAAATCGGCTAATTTTTCAGCAACTACTTTTCCTACCGCTTTTTTACCCGCCATTAGTGCAGATACATAAGATTGAGATACTCCTAAATCTTGCACAACTTCATATTGCTTTTTACCAAGTTTAGAAAAAGCCTCTTTTAGGTATAAATTAACATTACCATTTTGGTTATCTAAATTATTTTCCATACCTTTGCACTTTAAAAATTAAACATTTGTTGTTATGGAGTTAGATAGTGATATTATCAAACAACTGATGTACTATAAAGATGAGTATCAAAGACTTCAAAGATTTATAGTATATACTACTTTTAGACTTATGAAAAGAGATTGGAATGTTATTCCTGAACTTGAGTATGATAATTTTGACGAAAATCCTTATTTATGGGCTCTTAGTGATGAACTCAAAAAAATACTTAATAAACTCAAAACGAAAGAATAATATCTTTCCTATTATCATTTGAAAAGTTATCTTCCCACATTACTGTAATTACAGGCTTGTTATTTTCGGGATAATTTACCAAAGCATAAAAATCAAAACTTTCACTTTTATTTAAAATAGGAAAAGGCAGTTTATGCATTTCGTTTATTCTTATGCGGTCTGAAATTATATCTTTCCAATCAATACAAATGTTTTTAGCGGTAGATTGTCCTATATTAGTAACTAAAATAATACGCTTCTCTCCTCCTGTTTTTATAATTTCTATTTTTATATCTGCTTTTTTATTATTTATCAAATCTTCTTTATATTTTTTACTACTACGTGAATAACCCTTGATAACTATGTACAACGTTGCCATACATATTAAGGTATTAATTATCATATTCACCTCACTCATCTCTATATTCTCATAGATATTTTTCAAAAAATCTTTCACTTCAAAATATTAAAAATCAATCAATTATAAAAATATAACAAAAATAATCACTAAAAAAGTAATAAAATATTTGCATTATAACAAAAATGGTTATATCTTTGCACCGTAAATCTGAAACGTTAGAATTAACGTTGCAAAAGTAATAAATAATATGAAATTAACAAACGAAGCAAGAAGTATTATTGCAAATTGTATAGCTAAATTCTCTATCGAGGTAGGTAAGCAGCCCGTAACTATTGGTCAGTGGATGTATATGCGTCCTCATATGTTTTTGAAGATAGAAAATTACATTCCTTTAAAGAAATTCGTTCAAACTGACAATATAGATGATTTATTCGAGTTTGAGAGTGAAGAGGAAAAAGAAACACTACTTAATAAGTATAGGACTTTAAAATATGAACAAACAACAGCACATACGACACTTAAAGAGTAAGATAAAAGAATTAGAGACTACAAAGTTATGTCTTGAATCAACAATAAGAACTCTCACAAATGAGATTATCCGTACTAATGACGAGCTTGCTATTGTGGAAGGTAGCAAGCCGTCTTCTAAACGACAAAAGAAAGTGGTAGATATATCGAAGTATGAGGCTCAATTCTTTGCCGAGTGCGAACGCTACCGACAAAATAGCTAACAAAAAAGCGACACTTCCCAGCGTCGCCTTAACAAATATTAATTTAATAATTCTAAAAATTTTTTACGATGGCAAAATTACAACAAATGAATGAGATGAGCAAACAAAGTAGCCAAATTCTTCTAATTGGTGGCTATGTAACGATGAATGGCAAGCGCTATGATGAGTGTGTGCCGTTTGAAAAAGAGGCGTTTAACGAGGCTCTAAGAGATTCTCTTAATCCTTTGAAATGCGATTTTGAAACCTTATTACAGGGGCTTGTATCACCTCTGTTACTTCAGTATGATATGAAAGAAGACGAAGAAGAAACAATTCCTACTGCTATTTTTAATCAGTTGAAGGGTGCTTTGAAGCCAGAGAAGTACAACACCCCTGAGGGGTGGTGGTATTTAAAAGCGACTTGTGGCTGTTACACTATGCGCCTATCGGGTAATTATTATCAGGGTGAGCTTGAAACAGAAGCTGAAATATATAAAGTTGTTGGCAAACAGACTATATATCTTAACACTACAGATGACCAATGGGATACTTTGGTAGGTGAGATTGAGAATGAGTATGAGAGACTTATTGAAGAGCGTAGGGAGGACGAACGCAATAGGTGTGATGAGCGTGCTTCTCACGATTTAGGTATATTCATAACACTTTAAATTCTTACCACTATGAAATTACAGATTAAATACGATATCGGCAACAATGTATATACTATATGGGGCAACAAGATAGCTACTGCAAAGGTAGAGTGTATAATGGTAGAAGCGTGGGAGAAGAATAGGCAAATATCCTACGGATTGAAGTTCGAGAGTGGCGAGTATAACAACTTTGATGAGGGCGAAATATTCGACACGAAGAAAGCAGCCGCCGACTACTTATTAAGAGAAGAATAACATTTAATTAATTCATACTCGTAGAAAAGTGCCGTGTTTCCTTAAATCTGTACATAATTCATCACGACAACGCACGGCACTTTCTTTAAGGACAATAATTAACAATTAAATATACAAACCAAATGAAAGAAGAACAATTAATAACATTACAACAGCCTCCTATCATCATATACGAGCGTATCAAGGCGGTAGGGCAACAAATTGAGGCGAAAATCGCTGAATTGAACCTCGACAACCAGTTAGTCACTGAGGCAACTTGGAAAAGTGCGAAAGACACTCGTACGATGTTACGCAAAGAACTTGAAGTGTTCGAGACACAACGCAAGTTTATCAAAGAGCAGGTAAATGCTCCTTATGAAGCTTTTGAAAAGGCGTACAAAGAGCACATCAAAGTACATTACGACAAGGCAGATAGTACACTGAAATCGAAAATAGACGAGGTGCAAAATCGGCTAATAACTGACAAAAGCGAACGTATCAAAGAGTATTTTACTGAATTATGCCAGTTGCAAGGCATTGACTTCCTCATCTTTGAACGCTTGCCTTTGAATATCACCACCAGTAAACCCGATAAGAGCCTTAAAGATGAGGTGGCAAACTTTGTTAGCGAAGTGTCAAAGAGCCTCCAACTCATTGAGAGTCTATCCGACCCTGATGAGTTTAAAGCCGAAGTGCTAACTGAATATAAACAAACGCTTGATGTTACAAGAGCGATACAGAATGCACAATACCGCAAGCAACAACGTGAGGCTGAATTACAACGTATCGAGGAACAAAAGAAACGAGCCGAGCAAGCAAGGTTAGCCGCCGAAGAGAGAGCAAGAGAGACCGCTCCTTTGCAAGCACCCGCACAAGTGCAACCAGAACAAGAGGCTTCACAAACACAACAAGCACCCGAATTGGTACAAACCACTTTCACAGTGCAAGGTACAAGAGAGCAATTACAAGCCTTAAAACAGTACATCATTAGTAATAACATTCAAATATTATAACACAATGGAAAATCAAACATTACAAACAGCAGTGTTGCAAACGCAACCTTCAAAATCAAAAAACGGAGAAACAGAGTACAAAGTAGCGGGCGAGCCTGTTAAACTATCTTACAATATCGTACGCTCATACTTAACAAGGGGCAATGCAACGGTAACCGACCAAGAGGTGGCTATGTTCATTAGTATTTGTAAATACAACCAATTAAACCCTTTCCTTAATGAGGCGTACCTCATTAAGTTCGGAAACAATCCTGCTCAAATGATTGTTAGCAAAGAAGCACTAATGAAGCGTGCTGAAGCTAATCCAAGTTACGACGGCTTAGAGGCTGGGCTTATCTTATTACGAAATAATGAGATAATAGAGGTTGAGGGTAATTTTCACCTGCCTACAGACGACATATTAGGAGCGTGGGCAAAAGTGTACAGAAAAGACCGTTCAAAGCCTTTTGTGGCAAAAGTTAATCTTAGCGAATATGACAAGAAACAAAGTAGCTGGAACGACAAAAAAGCTACAATGATAGCCAAAGTAGCCAAAGTGCAAGCCTTGCGTGAGGCGTTCCCAATGCAATTAGGGGCTATGTACACCCAAGAAGAGCAGGGCGTTGTAGAGACTCAAGGGCGTGTGGTGATAGACGCAGAGGTTATCGAGCAAAACGAACCTACTGAGAATGCACAACCTGTACAACCGGTGACAAGTGAAGAGCCTAATAAGGTAGATTTTAAAGACGTATAAAAATGAAAACACATTACTTTACATTAGGACATTCACACGTATATCGCTTTAATGGACAAACATTAGACCACGATAGTGTGATTAAAATAACAGCCGAAAACCCCAGAGATGTAATGGTTGAGCATTTTGGATTAGAGTGGTCTTTTGAATATGAAAAATGCCCCGAAATGGTTTTCTTTCCACGTGGTGTATATAACCTAACAGAAAGCAAATGGGAGCGATTGAAACACGAAATTATGCTTAGAAAGAATTATTCTAAGGATTTCATTATAGAAATAGAGGCAGTAACAGAAGGTGAGGCAATGGATATGTTTAAGAAAAACATAGAAGAGTATAAAGCAAAATCAAAAACTCAAACAGTATCCTATGGAGAAACTTTATTTATCAATGGAATAGCTGTAGTAGAAATTGAAAATGATACAAGCAAAAGTAATTAGTTCAGGTAGCGAGGGTAACGCTGTGGTTTACGACAACGCAATAATGGTAGATTGTGGCGTTACACTCAAAGCCTTAGAATCGGTAAAACGTTCTTTGAAAATTGTGCTCCTCACACACCAGCACGGCGACCATTTGAAATTGCGAACCTTACAACGCTTACAAGCCGAGCGACCTACTTTGCGAATTGCTTGTGCTGACTTCCTATTTAAGAGGTTGGAGGGGCTCACTAATATTGATGTGTTAGAAGTAGGTAAGTTATACGATTATGAGGCGTTTAAAGTATCGCCAGTGAAGCTGTATCACGACGTTCAAAATATAGGTTGGAGAATATTCCTCAATAACGGGCAAAAGATATTCCACGCTACTGATACAGCACACTTGGAGGGCATTACCGCCAAAGGTTATGATTTATACGCTATCGAGCATAATTACTGTGAGGAGTACATACAGCAGGCAATTGAAGAAGCACACGCAAAGGGCGAATATACACACGCTTACGGCAATATCAATACACACCTTAGCATACAGCAAGCGAGGGCGTTTATTGAGGAAAATAGAAAGGAAAGCAGTGAGGTGTTAGAACTGCATAAAAGTAGAAGTTTTTATAAGTAAAATTAAAAAAAATGAAAACAGTGTTTAAAAAAGGAATGAAGGTCTATGACCAATTAATATTCCCTGATAAAGAAGGTATTGTTTTGACAATAAATTATAAACCTGAAAAAATTTTTGATGAAGATGATTTTGATGAAAATTATGTTCACCCATACCCTATTGAAGTAGAGTTTGGTTCAGAAACTATGCTTTACACAAGTGATGGAGATAGTGGGATGTGTGGTGTTAAAACTCTTTCCACCAAACCTTATAAGGTAAATTTGCAAGGTTTTGAGCAAAAAGCATCCGCACCAACGTATGAGGAAGCACTTGTTAAGGCAAAAACAAACTTTAATGGTTATCCGTCGTATGAGTTGGCTATGGCTGCGGAGGCACTACAAAAGTTACTTTTTCTTAGAGACTATTACAATAAGGGTTGGAGACCTGATTGGAGTAATACTAATGTGCTGAAATATGTTATAATTGTATCAAGGGAAAAAATTGAAATAGATAATACTTATAACATTAAGAGAATACTTGCTTTTAATTCTAAAGAAATCAGAAATAAATTCCTTGAAGAACAAAAAGAACTATTAGAAATCGCAAAACCACTATTATAATGAAAAAAGTAAATACAAACCCAATAGACATAATGCTATTAGCTTGTGAAATTTTAGATTTAGACTTTAACAAATATGGCGATAACTTGGAAATCATAGAAGATGCTTTGATTGACGAATTAAACTTGGATTTCGACGCTTTTCAAGAAATAGTAAGTAGACTGCTACCTCTTATAGATGTCGGAGAGAACCCTTTAAATAAAATAAAATTTAAAGGTTTTTCTAAAATAGAGAACGGCACAGGTTTTTGGCTCATAAAAACAGTAATTTAATTTAAAAACACTATGGAAATACAAGGACGAATAAAAACAATATTCGCTACCGAAGCAGTTGGGGCGAATGGCTTTCAAAAGCGTGATTTGGTAATCACAACGGAGGAGCAATACCCTAATGATATTATCATTCAGTTCACACAGAGCAAGTGCGCATTGTTGGACACCTTACAAGTGGGGCAGAGGGTAAATGTACAATTTAACTTGCAAGGACGTGAATGGACAAGTCCGCAAGGTGAGGTGAAATACTTCAATACAGTTGTAGGTTGGAAGATTGAACTTATTCAAACCACGAATGTAGCGCAACAAACACAACAGTACCAGCAAGCACCACAAGGTTACGCACAAGCACCACAGGGATATACACCCCCAGCGCAAGTACCGCAACAAGGGCAACCGCAATATCAGCAGGGTCAAATGTTTAACAATATGGGGCAAGCACCAGTACAAGAAGATGACGGAATGCCTTTTTAAGGTAAAAAAAGCAAGCATCAATCGGGATAGTAGCAGGTTCGATTCCTGCCTTGCTTTCAAAGATAATAAAGTATGATTTTCAACGCAAGCAACGAGTTTGATATACAAAGAGCAAAGGAGCGTTTATCGTTTCTTATAGAGAAGAAAAAGACTTTTGAAATCACTGAAAAAAAGCCTAAACGCACCTACTCACAGAATAATTACATTCACCTCCTCTTTGCGTGGTTCGCATTAGAATACGGCGAGACACCCGAATACGTGAAGCAAGAGATGTTTAAGAAGATTGTTAACCCTCAGATATTCCGTACCGAGTATGTGAACCGTAAAACAGGTGAGATAAGAGAAGCGTGGCGAAGTACAGCGAGTTTAGACACGAAGGAGATGACAACCGCTATTGATAATTTCAGAGATTATGCCAGCAAGGAAGCGGGTATATACCTACCAACACCTGATGATTTGGCGTATCTGAATGAGATAGAAAAGCAAGTGAATAATTTACAAGGAAAATATTATTAAAATGAAAAAAGAAACAGTAAGCCGATTTAATGAGGTGATACTCACAACCTCAGACCTTAACGCTTTAAAAGGCAAATACCTAACTGAAAATCTTTATCGTCGTTGGGAAGAAAAATTTATTGATGAGGATACAGGCGAATTTGTCCCTATTGAACGCAGGGAGATTATCCTTTATCAAGGTGAAGAACTAACTGATGACAACCTGCAAACTATCAAATTCTTTATGGATAGTGGCGAATTAAAGGAAGTATCAGTTAGCAACCTACAACGCTCAGCACGATTAGTAGGAGGTAGTGCTACCATTTGGACAGTTGTGGTAGATGACAATGACAAAAAGCGCACATTTTATCTGTATGCCAATAGTGCTACCGTAGCACAGCAAATCATCACCGACTACGTGGAGCAACATTATAAAGGAACGTTTGAAATAAAATCACTTAAAGAGCAACAGTATTTTACCCTCGTATCGTTGACGAAGAAAAACAGCGATGAGGAGCAAAATAAGTTCTATCAGATAGAGGTAGAAATAATGGTAAATAAAGAATCTTACCCAATGCGCTTTTTAGTGAAAGCACCTAATGCCGAAGAAGCAAAAGCACTAAGCGAGGCGTTTTATGAAACTTATATGCGTGTAGCAGATGAGGATAAAGAATTACCTCCTTATACAATGACCTTACTATCGGCAAAAACACTGAATGTAGAGGCGGTAATAGACCATCAGTTTTGTAAGGAGTATATAGATAAGAGTAAAGAATTGTTGTAATTTTTCCACTGTGCACCTCGATTGGAAAGCTCTCACGTTCGAGCCGTGAGCGGGGGCTAAATTAACAACCCGATTTGAAAGGAGATTGAGCGCGCGGCAATCTTTATCAAATCTCTAATTTCAAATCAAAATGAATGAGTATCAGAAATTCCTAAAATCAAAAGAACGAAAGACTGTCGAAGCGGGTTTTGAACTTCTTAACGAAAAACTAAACCCTAACCTATTCGACTTTCAGCGTTACATAGTGAGCAAGGCACTAAGAATGGGTCGGTATGCCATATTTGCCGATTGCGGACTTGGAAAGACCTTAATGCAATTGGAATGGGCACACCAAGTAAGTAAGCACACACAGAAGCCAGTGCTAATACTTTGTCCTCTGGCGGTAGCCTATCAAACCATACAAGAGGGGCAAAAGTTCGGTATTAAGGTGCAAAAGTACAGCGATAACGAACCATTACAAGGCGTGTATATCAGCAATTACGAGCAGTTGGACAATATCAATACTGCTCAATTCGTAGGGGTAGTGCTTGATGAGAGTTCAATATTAAAGAACTTCACAGGTAAGTACAAGAATGCCTTAATTAAGGCTTTCAAAAACACTCCTTACAAATTATGCTGTACTGCTACCCCAAGCCCTAATGACTTGAACGAAATAGGCAACCACTCTGAGTTTCTTAACGTGTTAGACGCTCAGGATATGCGTGCTAAGTGGTTCGTACGTGATGAGGGAATGAATAACTACCGCCTTAAAGGGCACGCCACTAATGACTTCTATGGGTGGATTAGTTCTTGGGCTACAATGCTAACAAAACCCTCTGATATAGGATTTAGTGCTGAAGGGTACGAGTTACCCAAACTCAATTACATCGAAAAAGAAATACAGACTCAAAAGCGTGATAATGGTATGCTTTTCAACCCTTACTCGGTAAGTGCTACCGAGTTCCAAAAGGAATTGCGCAACACACTTGACCAACGCATTGAAGCGGTAGCCGAGATTGTGAATAATTCCGATGAGGCGTTTATTGTTTGGGTAAACCAAAATGAGGAGGAAAAGAAAGTACTTGAACTCATACCCGACGCAGTGGCGGTGAATGGTAGCGAGAAAACAGAAGCCAAAGAAAAAAAGTTAATAGGATTTGCTAATGGTGAATTTAGGGTGCTGGTAACAAAGAAGAAAATAGCCCAATTCGGTATGAACTTTCAGAATTGCCACAACCAAATATTTGCAAGCCTTGACTTTTCATTCGAGGGTACATACCAAGCGGTTAGGAGGTCTTATCGCTTTGGACAAACAAAAGAAGTAAATATCTATTTTATCACAACAGACACAATGGAGAATGTAAAACAAACAAGAGAACGCAAGGAACAACAATTTAAGGAAATGCAAGCCCAAATGAATAAATTCATTAATGGTAATGCCTTCGGACTACTCAATTCGTATGATTTTAAAGAAGTAAAAACGCCTAACTATTGGCTGATGAAAGGCGACAGTTGCATAGAGATTAAACGCATTCCTGATAACTCAGTAGATTTAATCATATTCAGCCCCCCGTTTAGTTCGTTATTCACCTACTCTAACTACATTCACGATATGGGTAACAATGAAAGCCACGAGGAATTTTTCAAGCAATATACATTCCTTTTGCACGATTTGTATAGAATATTGAAGCCTGGCAGGTTAATGGTTTGCCACACCAAAGATTTGGCTGTATATAAGAATTCAAGCGGTTATACAGGACTGTACGACTTTACAGGCGACCACCATAGAGCTGTTGAGGCGGTAGGATTTAAATACCACTCAAAGGTGAATATTTGGACTGACCCTGTTTTGGAAATGCAGCGCACCAAAACACAACGCCTTCTATACAAGCAACTACGCAAGGATAGTAGTTACACAGGAGTAGGACTACCCGAATACTGCACCATATTTCGCAAGTGGGAAGGAGACGAAGGAAGCTGGACACCAATTAACAACAAGAATAAAGAGAACTTTCCTTTGGAAGTTTGGCAACATTGGGCGTCTCCTACGTGGAATGTAGAGAAGGGCGATATTGAACACCTTCACGAAGTAATGGAAGATTACAAGGTAAACACGTGGTTTGACATTAAACGTACTGATGTACTTAATGGCAAGAAAGAGGCTACCGATTTAGGCGATGAGAAGCATATTGCCCCGCTACAATTATCAGTTATTAAACGTTGTATACAGATGTGGAGCAATAAGGGCGAAACTGTATTTACTCCTTTTTTAGGAATAGGGAGCGAGATATACGAAGCTGTTAGTTTAGAACGCTACGGTATAGGCATAGAACTCAAAGATAAGTATTTTGAAACCGCCGTTAAGAATATTAATATGGTAACCGAGAAGCAACGACAATTAACGTTATTCTAATAACTCATTCATTTTTCACCTCCTTGCTTGTCGAGGGTGAGGGGGTGTTTTTAAGAATAAAATACCTACACTATGGAACGAGATACATTTGTTTTTTACAAAGATTGGTTGAATGTTATTCGGGATTTGCCAAGTGAGGTTCAGTTGGAAGTTTATCAGGCTATTGCGGAATATGCCATATACGGTAACTTGATTGAACTAAAACCACTTGCAAAAGTAGCATTCGGATTTGTAAAGCAAACAATTGATAGGGATACGCAAAAGTATATATCAATTAAAGAAAAGAGAAAAGAGGCAGGAGTGAAAGGAGGTAGACCGCTGAAAAACAAAGACTTAGAAGAAAGCAAAGAAAAGCAAAAAAACCAATTGGTTTTTGAAAAAAGCAAAAAAAGCAAAAGCCCCCTTAATGTTAATGTAAATGTAAATGATAATGTAAATGATTTTTCTCTTTTAGAAAAAGAGAAACAGAAAAGCGTGTGTGTCGATTTGGAAGAGGGGAAAAAAGAACAGCCTTTAAACGCTGAAAAAGAAACCTCCCCCCAAGTTGCGCCCGCCCCCCCTCCTTTCAATTTCAAAAAGGCAATGCTTGCGGAAGGTTTTGCTCCTGAACTTGTAGATGAGTGGTTAAAGATACGCAAGGCAAAGAAAGCCATAAACAGCGAGCGTGCATTTAATACTTTTATTGAGCAAGTGCAAAAAACAGGGCAAAACAAGAACGCTATCCTTGAAAAGGTGGTACAAAAACAATGGAAAGGCTTTGAGGCAAGTTGGCTACAAGCAGACCTATCACCTCAACAAACCGCTAACAATCAAATAATCTTAGATGAAAATGGAAAAATCATTACAAACGCTGAACCATACAGACAGTCATACAGACAGTCCACAGTCAGCAAATCTCCTTATTTTGCAGGAAGACAAACCGCTGAAAATATTAGAAACAATAGTCAAGGCTGGGGCACTCACATCGTTGGAGATAGCTAAAATAGGACACCAATATCTACGACTTAGAGACTACAACCGTAAGGAGGTAAGAATACAAGAAGCATTCGGTTATCTCTTTGCACACATTGCTACTCTTGTAGGGCTTAAGGGAGAAATCGACCCTTTGCAAAAGCAGGAGATATGGAATGCTGTTTTTGATAAATTTGCAGGATTGTCTTTTCAGGAGATATACAAAGCCTTTCAGATGGATAGAAGGGGAGATTTTGGGGAAGTAACTAATCCTTATCAGTTTTTTGACTCGTCTTACGTCTGTACGGTTTTAGGGAAATATCGCCAATGGCTACAAGACACTCAGCGAGCGCATAACATTAACATTTCACAATTACCCGAAAATCAAAACACAATGACAGAAGAAGAGAGAGAAGCCTCATCACTAAGTTGGCTTATCAATCATTTTGAGGAATATAAGGAAACAAAGAAGTTGCCAATAATATCCGTGCCTATATACGACGCACTCTATCAGCGAGGTATATTACAACCTTACTTCGCTACACTTACAGAGGAGGACAAGCAATTAATGAGGGCGGAAACCGAGAAGCGACTTCGACAAGAGCAAACTAAGGCTAAGGATAAGAAGGAGTTTAGCGCTGTTAAGGCGCTGATAGAACAATATCAGAAGGGGGGAAACGACACTGAGGGTAAACTGAGGAGCTTCAAGAAGGAAGATACTTTGAAATTCTTCTATAACTATCTCATTACGCAAGGCAAGGAGCTTTCAGAATTATTAACACATAAAAAGCAATAAAACAACAATGAAAGAACGAAACAGCAATAAGAATTTTAAACTAAGAAAATTTTCATTAGAATTTGAACGTGGTTATTCTTGGGAAAAAGAATCCGAAAAACAAAAAGACAGATACGAGGGGAGTGTAACATTCACAAATGACCTCAGAGAAGAATTTACATTAAATGTAGATACAGAACTTTCGTTAGAGATAATAAAACTCATCTCTAACAAGCTCACAGAAAACACGGAAAGACTTGTAAAAAACATTGCTGAAAGCATAAACATTACAGAACAATGAAAAAACAATCACCACAAGAACAAGAAGCAGTGGAGTTATTCGAGTATGCTGCACGCAACCTCATCAAGGAGTTTTGCAATAAGCAAGAACTACAATTTGAATTCGACAATTACGATGTAGGGGGAGGTATTATATGCTTATCGGATTACTTTTTCAATATTGAAGATATATACTTCGATATGAAGAACGACAAGCCGAAGGGGAAGATACTGCAATGGTACGACTATGTACTAATGAAAGAGTCCAACATCAATTACCGCTCCTACTGTATGGGAATGAGAGAAGAATTAATAACTAAAAAATCAAAGAAATGAATACCTTACATCTAACATTAAAGAAGAAGTGGTTTGATATGATATTATCAGGAGCGAAAACAGAAGAGTATCGAGAAATCAAACCTTATTGGACAAAACGCCTGTTAGGAAAATCGTATGATAATGTATGCTTTCGCAATGGGTATGCCTCCAACGCCCCTCAATTCACCATTGAATTGAAAAGTATAACACCAAGCACAGGAAGACCCGAATGGGGAGCAGAAGAGGGTAAAACCTACTTTGTACTAAGTTTAGGTAAGATTATTAACACTAAAAATATAAACAAATGAAAAACATACTCATAACCGTATCAGGAGGGCGTAGCTCGGCACGTATGGCACGACATATTCAAACCCACCCTAAGTATGCAGACTATAACAAAATTTTTGTTTTCTGCAATACAGGTATGGAACGCCCCGAAACTATCTCCTTTCTTAAGGATATTGTAAAACACTGGCAAATACCCCTTACAATTATTGAAGGCGTGTATTCTACCAAGATAGGCGTAGGGGTAGGCTATAAGGTGGTAGATTTTGAAACAATGGATATGCAGGCTCAAACCTTTACTCAAATGATAGCCCACAAAAACAAAGGTATATTCAGCGGATTACCCAATATGAAAGCCCCCTACTGTCCCGAAAATCTTAAAAGACTCCCCAGCAAGAAGTTTGCTGATGAGATTTTTGGAAAGGGTAACTATCAAATAGCCATAGGATTCCGCAGAGAGGATATGCCTAAGCGAATCAGCTGGGCAGAGATAAAAGCCGATACTAAGCGCATATTTCCTCTGCTAACAGATTTTGAAGCACCTATAGGACAACAAGAACTCAATGCTTTTTGGAGTGCCCAACCTTTCAAGCTTGGTATACATAACAAACTTGGTAATTGTGAATTATGTTGGAAGAAAAGCACTACCAATCTAATTGAGAATATCAAACACGGCACTCGCTTTATAGACTGGTGTAAAACACAAGAAAGCACCTATCAAAGCACAATGTTCCGCAACCACTTAAGTATTGATGATTTAGTACGTATGGCAGCCCTGCCCAATCAATTAGCCCTGCCTTTTGACCAAGAAGAAGACGGCTGCGTATGTACATTTTAACAAATAATTAAAAAATATCAACAAATGAGAACAATAAAATTTAGAGGATTTACGGACTGCTTAGTTCAAGATAAATGGGTTTATGGCTTATTAAGTGAAGAAAATAAAATAAGGAAAACAACAAACCTTATTGACTATGAAGTAGATAAAGCGTCTGTTGGACAATTCACAGGGTTATATGACAAAAATGGTACTGAAATCTATGAAGGCGATATTCTTGCCCACGATTATGGAGATTACAGTCTTATTGTGTACAGAGAGGAATGTATGGCATTCTGCCGTATTGATGCCAAAGATGTAGGCAACATCAATGGGTATTACAATCTTCGCGAAGACGCTTGGCGTTCGTGCTTGCAACGCGCAAAAGTTATTGGAAACCAATATGAAAACCCCGAATTGTTAAACTATAAAGAAGAAGATTAAACAATGGAAAATACTTTAATGGTTGATAAAATCAAGGAAACTACGCTAAAACATATAGCAGAGAAACAAAAAGCAGGAAAGTCTATCTCAGAAATATTGGAAGAAAGTAGAGGATTTACAATAACAAATACCTACTACAACAATTTTATAAATTTAAATAAAACAAATGAAAACAATCCAAGAACTCGTGCCACTTATCCAAGAGTGGGCAAAAGAAAGAGAAATCTATAAGCAACTAACGCCCTTTGATGAGCTCCTCAAAACACACGAGGAAGTCGGCGAACTCATCAAGGCGTGTTATGACAGCGACCGCATAGGCATACGCGATGCCATAGGCGATACACTCGTAACATTGATTAACTACTGCTATTTTAGGAGAGAAAATTTTAATACTATCTTTCTAAATGCATTATCGCTAAAAAATAATACATATGAGGATTGTGTGAGTTTAGCATTATCAGCAAATAAGTTACTTATTGAGTTATTCCATAGTGAATACAAAATGTCAAAGTATAATTATACTGGGAATTGCTATACGCATATACTCTACATTGTTAAGTATCTCAATAACATTGCTGAATTAGAAGGCACAACCTTAGAAGCCTGCCTAAACATCGCCTACAACGAAATCAAAAACAGAAAAGGCAAAATTATTAACAGAAAATTTATCAAAGATGAAAAATAACGAATACCTCACTTGGCTCGTCACATTAGATATAGCCAAAGAACTCAAGGAAATAGGGTTTAATGAGCCTACATTATTTCATTATTACGAAAATGATTTTGATGTTACAATAGAAACAAATAGTTACTATGATGAGGGAGAGGCTCAAGGATATTTACATTTTTATATGTCTGCATTTAAAGAAGAAAACTTTAATAGAGATAAGAAATGTATTTCTCTCCCCACTTGGGAACAAGTTTTTGCTTGGTTCAGAACGAAAGGCTACAAGATATCCTTCAAGGATATTAACATTGGTACGCAATGCGCATTCTACCACTTGGATATTAAGGAGGGGCACACGTTTAGCCACTTTGCTAAGAAGTACGAGAAAGCACGTGAAGGACTGGTGATGAAGCTAATTGAAGTACATAAGGAATTTGGTAATAATATTAAACGAAAATAAAGATAGATAAAATGATTACAAAGATTAATTGGAAGGAATTCCTGTAATTTTTCGAGAGGCAAAGACATTTTTTAGTTCTTTGTCTCTTTTTTTGCAAAAAAATATTATTTGTAAAACATTGATTATATAATAGTTATTAGCTTTTGTT